AAATATGATGTACCATATGCTCGCTACTTGCCGGCAGTGCGACTGGGTCGATGGGATGGCAAGGTCAGTTACTTTCAACTGGGTGGATCTACATATACCAACCTGCTGCCTGAAATATTGCCCTTGCTGGAGCAATACAATTGGGATGTTGAACTAGACGATCAACGTGATTACTCAGTCACATTTGACTTTGAATTGGTAGAAGAAAATCGCTGGGCATACAAAACATGGCCCAAAGGACATCCTGCCGCTGGTGAACCTATTATGTTGCGGGACTATCAGGTAGAAATTGTCAACAACTTCTTGCAGAATCCTCAGTGCATACAAGAAGTGGCCACAGGTGCAGGTAAGACCATAATGACTGCTACCATGAGTGCCTGTGTAGAGCCGTATGGCAGATCAATTGTGATTGTACCTAACAAGAGTCTGGTGACACAGACAGAAAAAGACTATCGCAATGTGGGGCTGGATGTGGGCGTTTACTTTGGTGACCGCAAAGAACACGGACATCAGCACACCATCTGCACCTGGCAAAGTCTAAATGTTCTGTTGAAAAACACCAAGTCAGGTGTAGGCGACTGCACCATACAAGACTTCATTGAAGGTGTGGTGTGTGTAATCGTAGACGAGGTGCACATGGCCAAGGCTGATGCACTGAAAACCTTGCTCACAGGTGTCATGGCCAGAGTGCCAATTCGCTGGGGTTTGACCGGCACCATACCCAAAGAAAAATTTGAAAGCCAGTCCTTGCTGGTTAGTTTGGGTCCTGTGATTGGCAAGTTGAGTGCCAACGAACTGCAACAGCAAGGAGTGTTAGCTCAGTGCCATGTGAACATTGTGCAACTACAGGATCATGTTGAATACGCCAACTATCAGAGTGAGCTTAAATATCTGCTGGAAGAGTCAGGGCGTCTAGATGCCATGGCCGAGCTCATAGAGCATGTGAATCAAACTGGCAATACCTTGGTGCTGGTGGATCGTGTGGCAGCAGGCACAGCACTGGTGTCACGACTAGGCGACCGTGCTGTGTTTGTATCCGGCGCAACCAAGGCCAAAGATAGACAGGACGAATATGATGAGGTGGCAGAGGCAACAGATAAAATCATTGTGGCCACATATGGCGTGGCCGCAGTGGGTATCAACATCCCCCGTATTTTCAATCTTGTGCTTGTTGAACCCGGCAAGAGTTTTGTGCGAGTCATACAAAGCATTGGGCGGGGAATCCGCAAAGCCGAAGACAAAGACCACGTGCAGATCTGGGACATAACCAGCACCTGCAAATTTGCCAAGCGTCACTTAACCAAACGCAAAGCCTACTATCGCGAAGCCAACTATCCATTCTCACAAGAAAAACTCGAGTGGATGCAGATAAAGTAGTTGACTTTGTGATAAATTTTCTATACACTACAAACATGAGAATACTAACACTGGACAACCAGCCCTATGATCTAGATCATTTACCTGAAGAAGTGGATGACATGAGATTTTCAATACTGGACAACTCTAACCCAGCTGAGCCAGATTACCACTTTATACCTTTGATTTTTTTAGAAAGTTTTAATGCACCTGCTTTGGTGTTGCGAATTGGTCAGCATACGTTAAAGATGCCTATGGATTGGCAGGTGTTAATAGGCGAACCCGACATAGGAGATCTTGAAGTGCTGCCGTTGACTTCAATCAACGATCGTGGCTTCAAAGTATTCCAGTTCAATCCACTAACTAGCTTCCGTCCCAGCTTTCCAGATATAGAAATTTTAGATGTGTACCATGAGGTCAGCTGGTATGCGCCCAAGTTAAAAAATGGGCAGTTGCTGGCAGTGCCTATCAGCGATGGTCCTGATCCCGACTGTGTGTATTTTGTCAAAGACGTAAGTCGTAACTGTGAGATTGTCGACTACAATAAAGCCTGGTAGGTCATTGATAAAATCTTCTTCCGGTTACAGGGTCAACTTGAATCTTTTTTCCTTTTTTAGACTCGGCTACTTTTTGGCGATGTGACTCGGATATAGGACCCAACTTTCTGCCGATGAGACTTTGCGATATTTTTTCTTTTGTTTCGGCGGTCAATGGACTTCTTTTCTTTCCTGTGTTTGCTTTGGCAATTTTTTCTCCCCATGTAACTGTTCGAGATTTTCCTAATTTAGATTCGGCTATTTTTTGTTTTGATTCTTCGGAATGCTTATAAAATCTACTTCTCTCTTTTGCTGCCTTAGACATTTCTAGCTTTATTGATTCGTAGACTCTAGCAGTAACTTTGAATCTTTTATGCTTGTTACTAGAAAACACCATTCTCCAAGCAGCAAAAGCCATTTTAGATTTTTGAATGCCATTGGTCATTCTAATCAACAGTTGATGGCATATAAGATGTTCTTTTGCAGTTAACTTTACGATATTTTCTGGGTCGTTGGTTCCCCCTAACGAACGTGGAATAATATGATGTTTTTCTACATAAGTATCGTGACCCAAAATTCTTGATTTTGCCTCGGAAACTATGTTATAGTAGTATTTAGAATATTTGTTAGATAGGAACATAATGTATTTATACAATCAAGTTTATTTCAAGGCATGGTAATGTATACTGAACCGCAAGTGTTTGAAATGTTGAATAGGATGGTGCGAATTTATGTGGAAAGCTATCCTGAAGACCGTGAGAATCTAGAACGATTCTTGCGTTGGGCCTACCACCAGTATGGATATAGTTATGGGCAGTCTTAAACCTGGCGCCACATACATTTACGAACGTGATGGCAATCGTATCTACGCCAGAGAGTTTGGATCAACACAGAGACAGATTGTTGGCTATGACAGTAATGTGCAAGAATTCAAAGAGCGCAGATACTACATGAATCACATCAACGAATTGTTGTTGATGTGCGAACAAGATGCGGGCATGCGGCAGTTGCTGGAACAATTGTTTGTGCTGTACAATTTAAAGAAAACTCATGAGTGATCGACTTAACATTGCCAACGAAATGCGGATGTTTGATCGCAAGGTCAGAACATTCTATGACGATCTCACTGCAGAAGAAAAGAAAAAGTTTAGTAACTATCTCATGATACGTTGGGGCTCAGCAGTGGAAGGTTCGAGAGAATTGCAAGAGTTCTATGTAATTGCCACCAATGAACGTTTGAACAAACACTTCTTTTCAGTGGCAAAACATCCCAAACTACAATGGCTTATGTCTACTTCTGTAAGCCCTGGTTTGGGCACACATCGACATCCTTGGATAGCTCCTAAGAAAAAACAATCTGGTGCATCGGCCCGACGTCGGGCATTGGAAGCTATCTTTCCCCACTACAAAGATGACGAGATAGATGTCATGATGGTCATTGTCACACAAAAAGAAATAGACGAATACAATCGCGCCGCCGGCAACGACAAATGACAGTGTCAACCCACCAAAAACCCACTGACATTCGCTATCAGTGTCAATACTGTCAAAAAAACTTTGTGCGAGAAAGCAGTTTGGCAGTGCATGTTTGTGAAGCCAAACGACGCAGACAACAGCGCAACGAACGCGGTGTCGAACTAGGGTTCCAGGCCTACATTCGCTTTTATGAAATCACACAAGGGTCAGCTCGCCTCAAAACATTTGATGACTTTGCTGATTCGGCCTACTATCGTGCTTTTGTAAAGTTTGGCAGATACTGTGTGGATACTCGAGTGATCAATCCTCGTCAGTTTCTTGAGTGGTTGTTGAAACACAACAAAAAGCTAGATCACTGGGCATCAGATCAAATCTACACTGAATATTTGTTGACCTACTTGCCATTGGAAAATGTAGCCGACGCCTTGGCACGTGGTGTAGAATTCAGCATGGACTGGGCAGAAAAACACAATGCTCAATCACATCACTGTTTGAGATATGGCAGTGTTCCTGCACTGTGCTATGCCATCACAGCAGGGCGCATCTCGCCATGGATCATTTATAACTGTGAATCAGGACAGCAATTTTTAAACTCGCTGACATCTGACCAAGTTGCAATGATTTGGTCTTACATAGACAGTGATGTGTGGCAAAAGAAGTTTGCAGACTATCCTGCAGATCAAGCCTATGCGCAGGAAATTTTGACCAAGGCAGGTTGGTAATGAAAATACTGTGTTTAGGGAACAATACCGAAGACACTGATCGGTTAACCACTGAGCTGGCCAAACACAACAGCAGTGAGTGTCGAGGGTTATTAACTACTCTGGATGAAAATTGTTTGAATCACAATCACACAGGGTATTATCATACCACTGTGGTGGACATAGACTATGGGCAATTGTTGCGTCTGGCCAAACAGTTTGATCAACTGGTAGTGTTAAATCAGCCCAAAGAATCATACAATCATCCAGATTTTTTTTACAAAACTGTTCGTATAGCCACTGAACTAGAACAGTCAATGCTGGTTGAATGGCAGAATTCTGATATGAAGAAGTCAATAAACTTTTTCAATGAACTGATTCAGACCAACAAGGCTTTTTGTATTTTTCCGTTTATCGAACTGCTAACCAACAATGATCATACCACAGTGTGTTGTCGAAGTACCACGCCTGTTACTCATGTCAATGAATTGACAAACTTTGGCACTGATAAAAATTATCAAACGATAAGACAAAACATGATAGACGGAGTACTGATCCCACAACATTGCAACACCTGCTACAGTGTGGAAAAAATGGGTATGATCAGTGCTCGACAGCAAGAAACAGTTGAATGGGCCAATCGATTGAACTTGACGTCGCTTGACGATTTACAAAAAATCAGCAAACCTGTATACTATGAAGTAAGACCAAGCAACAAATGTAACTTACAATGTAGGATGTGTGGGCCAAGCAGCAGCGAGTTGATCAATCAAGAATATTTCAAACTTGAAATCATTGACAAAATGGTAGATTTGGCCTACAGCGGATTTGACATTGTTGATCTTGAGTCAGTGAAAAAATTGTATGTGGCCGGCGGCGAACCCACTGCTATGCCTGAATTCTTTGATTTCTTGGATAGGTGTATTGACAACAGCAATAATTTTGAATTCACTGTCAACACCAATGCCAACAAGTTCAGTGACCGGTTCAAACGACAGTTACAAAAACTGCCCCATGTACAGTTCATTGTCAGCATTGATGGCTATCAAGATCTAAATCATTATATTCGTTGGCCCAGCAACTGGAATTCAATTGTTGAAAATGTAAAGTATCTCTGTGAGAATCAACATGTGGTATCGTTTAATGTGACTGTGAGCATGTACAATGTGTCAGAATTACACAATCTTTTGAGTTTTTTTGATCAAGAGTTCCCAGGTACGTTGATTCATGCGCAATTGGCAGGCGGTATTACCTCACCATTGAATTTTCCAAATTCTGATCTGGTGCTCGAAGATTTACAAAAAGCTACAACTCTACAGTGTTATCAAAACGATTGGTTACTGAAAAATTTTATTGACTCATTGATCACACATTTTCAAACAGCCAATGCCACAGTTGACCTAGAGCCATTTTTACGATTCAATAGCAAATTAGATGCCAATAGAAATATCAGTATGAAACAACATGCTAAAAAACTTTGGCAAGCCATACAAAGCTCGCAACCAAAATGATTACAGCTTTTTCCATACTTGTGCTGCTACAAATCAAACATTGGTTGGTAGATTTTGTGCTTCAAACCGATGAAGAAATACGCTGGAAAGGCCAGTATCTTGACTGGCGTGGAGCCAAGCACAGTGTCAAACACGGAATTACCACTGGCCTAGTGTTGGCAATCATGAACATTGATATATCAGTGGCACTGTTGTTGGCGCTGTTGGATTTTGCGGCGCACTATCACATTGACTGGATCAAAATGAATTGGGGCAATCAAGACATTCGCACACCACAATTTTGGCAACATTTTGGCTTGGACCAACTAGCACATCAGTTGACCTATGTTGGCATTGTAGCTATAATTTTCTAGAGTGTAATTTTATGAGTGCTGATATTGACATTGATGTATCTGACCGAGATGTTTTGCTGAAGCTTATACAGCATGTGCCAGCGCGACTCAGCAACGGGCGCCGACACAATTCAGGCATTTATGTCACAGAAATTCCCAGAGATCCAATCACTCAATGTGCTGCTATTGATCACGAAACTGCTGAATCTCGTGGGTATTTCAAAATTGACATTCTGAACATGAGTGTGTACAGCTTGGTAACCAGCCCTGAGCACTATCAACAGATGTTGACCACGGAACCGCCATGGTCAAGACTGTGGCTGGATCCTGAGTGGGCCAAGCAGCTGGTGCATGTGGGCAACTATACTGATTTGTTGGCCATAATGAAGCCAGATTCAATTCCCAGAATGGCTGCTTTTATCTCAATCATACGTCCAGGCAAAGCACATCTACAACGTCGCCCTTGGGCAGAAGTTTTTGCATCAGTGTGGGACGGCAATGACAGCCGAGGTTACACGTTCAAAAAGTCACATGCTGTGAGCTATGCTGCTCTGGTAGCGCTGCACATGAACTTAATCCATGCGCCTGACCAAGGTAATTGATTTTCTTTTGCTTTTTTTCTTGGCAATGTCCTGCAGGCTGCACACTGGGCCGTGCAAAATTTCCAAATCTTTGTTGCTGAACGTTCGCAGGGTAAATCTAAATCTATCCCAATCGCTGCGCAAAAAAATGTTGATGGGTATAGATCTGTTGCTTTCCCACCACCACTGACTGGCCAGTTCTAAAAACAATACTTTTTCTTGTTGGTCTATCACAGAACCAAAATCATAGATTGTGGTCACAGTGTCATCTTTGTTTTGGATCACCCCTACATATTCAGCGTTGGCATAGCTGCACAATGTAATAAAGGGATATTTTTCAGCCAGTTTATCAAAGATTGTATTGCCCATAAATATTGTTATTCGAGAATCCTATGTACTCAACTACCGTTTACTTATACCAACAGATAACCAAAGTTTTGTTAGTT